AAAATGGCCAATTATTTTAGATTTTTTCCAACAACCTTTTATACATCTGATAATAATTCAAAAGGTGTAGATACTGTTACAAGTATTGTTTCTAGATTTACAATTGCAAACAATCTAAGAGATAATACTGGCGTATTTTATCCATATGATATTCAAGACACAGATACAGCAGAGATTATTGCAAGTAAAATATATGGCAATCCTGAAAGACATTGGATCGTATTATCTTTTAATCAAGTAATTGACCCACAATGGGACTTTCCACTTACACAAGATAATTTTATTTCTTATGTAAATAACAAATATACAGCTAACGGATCAGCTAACACACCAACACAAACTGGTGTTACATGGGCTCTAAGTGAAAATAATATACAGGCATATTTCTTAAAAACAACAAGAACAATAAATGCTCAAAATACCGTATCTTCAATATCAGAATCAGTCAGTAATACAACACTTGTAGTTCAAACAGAGGTAGATAAAAACACATATGCAAATACAACGGCAACTAGCACATCTGTATTCTCTCTTGTTGATGGTTCAAAAGTAAAAGAAAAAACAGAAAAGTTTACACAATCATACTATACCTATGAGTTTAATAAAAATGAAGAGAAGAGAAAAATTAAAATATTGAAACCAGAATTTGTTGCAGAATTAGAAAAAGAGTTTAAGCGAGTGTTTACAAGATGAGTCTTACTGTATCAAAGTCAACTGACTTTAAAATTAATGAATTAGCTATTGTGTCAAAAAATGGTAAAATAGATATATCTACTATTTTTTTAGAATTGAGTATTTTTGATTCAATTTATATGCCTGTTATGAGTGGTAATGTATTGATTAAGGATTCTGTTGGAATGTCCTCTAAATTATTGTTTGATGGTTCAGAAGTTATTTTGATAGACATACAAAAAGATGAAGAAGGCACAATAGGTAACTTAAAAAAGGCTTTTAGAGTTTATAAACAAACGGATAGAAGTGCAGATGGTGAAAGCTCCGAAACTTACATTTTAAATTTTGTATCACAAGAATTAATATTTTCAGATCAACAAAGAGTTAATCAATCATATACAAAAACATATACTGAAATGGTTGAAAGAATTATGCTAGACTATTTGTTAATACCACAAAGTAACTTAGGTGGTGTTTACGAACCATCTTCAGGTATTAGGCAATCTGTTATACCAAATTTAAGACCAATTGAAGCTATAGAATGGGTGATGAGAAAAACTGTAAACAATGAAAACTCACCAAGTTATGTTTTTTTTCAAAATTTAATTGGGTATAATTTTGCATCTTTAAGTTCATTCTTAGAAAAACCTTTTGTCTTAGATGTAAAGTTTGAAACAAAAAATAAAAACGAAAAAGATTCTGCTTTTGAAGAATTGTCAACAGCGAGATCATTTGAAGTCATTTCAGAATATGATAGTATAGCAAGAACAAGAAAAGGTGTTGATGCAGGTACTTTCATTGGTTTCGATTTAGTTACAAAAAATATATCAAGAAGGCCGTTATCATTTGATGACCACTATGGTAACATGAAACATGGTAATAAAACACCAAATTTTTCAGCAACTAAAAATAAAGATGGTCTTTTAAATTCAGCCATGTTTGATTCAAGAATAGTTTTAGATACCTTTTCAACAACACGAGCTTTAAGTAATTATGTAAGAGAACATGATCCTGAATCAGTTGTATATAATTCAAGAACAGAAGATTATGCTTTTCAAAGAAAAGCTATATTTGAAAATTTAAAAATGCGAAGAGTAAAACTTGTAATGCCTGGAAATTTTACTTTAAGTTCAGGTTTTAATGTAAATGTAAATGCACCTACTTTCGGAGAAAAAGGTGAAGGTGATGAAAATAAAAATCCACTTTTATCGGGTAAATACTTAATTACAGCATCAAGACATATTTTAACTGTTGATAAACACGAAAGTATAATTGAATGTTCATCAACATCATCAGATTTAGATTTCGTACAGCAAGAAACCGAAGAACAAAGCGAAACATTAAAGGCATATTAAATGGAATATAATGATACTTTCTTAGGTAGAAACGGCTTCGTTTGGTGGGTTGGTGTTGTTGAAGATAGACAAGATCCACTTAAATTAGGTCGTTGTAAAGTGAGATGTGTTGGTTGGCACCCCAATGATAAGATACGAGTGCCAACAAAAGACTTGCCGTGGGCAAAACCCATGTTGCCGTTAAATAATCCACACCCATATCCACCAAAAGAAGGTGATATGGTCTTTGGGTTTTTTCTTGATGATACGGGCGGACAAGATCCAGTTATGATGGGTATTTTTCCAAATATACCATTAACTGAGCCAAACCCTCAGGAAGCATTCAATGACCCCAGAACACAAGAAGAGTTAGATATTGCACCGATTAAACCAACTGGTGTAGAATCTGTGCCAGTAAATCCAGTTGCAAACAATTACCCTAGAAATTTAGATGAACCAACAACTTCAAGACTTGCAAGAAATGAAACGGCAAATACAGAATCAGCTGTGTCTTTTAAAAATGCTCGTATTACGGCAAATGATACATCATCAGTTGAGCCAGTTCCTTCATACAATGCAAAGTACCCATATAATAGGGTATATGAATCTGAATCGGGTCACGTTATGGAGTTTGATGATACAAGAGATAATGAAAGAATTAATCTATATCACCGTGCAGGTTCTTACATGGAGTTTACTCCAAGTGGTGATAGAGTTGAAAGAATACAAAGAGATAAGTTTACAATAGTTGTCAAGGACGAGTCTGTATTGATTAAAGGTGATGTAAACATTCAAGTAGATGGCGACTATAATTTAAATGTAACAGGTGATGTAAAGATAAACGGACAAACAATTAATTTAAATAACGGCTCTGAAGGAGCTGCGAGAATAGGAGATACCGTTGCAGATATAGATCCAGTAGGAGATGGTACAATATCTTCTGGTTCCGGCACGGTTAAAATTGGAGGTTAGTAATAAATAAGAAATGGCAGAGATAACAATAAAAACAGAGAGAGCATTTAATGATTTGGATTTGAACTTCAATGTTCACCCAACAACAAAAGATGTTACTCAATTTAAAAATGAAAGATCAATAGTAAACTCTATTAAGAATCTGGTCTTAACGAATCATTACGAAAGACCTTTTCAACCTGAGCTTGGTTCTAATTTAAGAAGGATGCTTTTTGAACAAGTTGATAATCTTACAGGCGCTCAATTAGAAAGAGAAATAACAGAGGTGATAGGTAACTTTGAACCAAGAGCTACTGTAAAAGATGTTACTGCTGTGCCAGCACCTGATGAAAATGGATACTCTGTTAATCTAGAGTTTTATATGAATAACAATGCAGCTCCAATTTCAATAGATTTCTTTTTAGAGAGAGTAAGATAAAATGGTTGATAGACTAAGAGTTACCGAACTTGATTTTGATACAATCAAGAATAATTTAAAATCTTTTCTAAAACAGCAAAGCACATTTACTGATTACGATTTTGATGGTTCAGGTCTTTCTGTTCTTATAGATTTACTGGCTTATAACACACATTATAATGCCTACTATTTGAATATGGTTGCAAATGAATCATTTTTAGATACCGCTTTGCTTCGTGACTCAGCAGTATCACACGCAAAAACTTTAGGTTACACACCACATTCTAGAAAAGCGCCCGTAGCTACAATTACACTTACAGCAAATTCTGGCACTACAAAAGCTGGCACTTTAACATTAGGAGAAGGATTTTCATTTTTATCGGATCAAATAGATGGTAAATCTTACAACTTTACAGTTTTAAATGATACATCTGTAACAAAATCAAATAATTCACAATACATATTTTCTAATCTTGCTATCAGTCAAGGTCAGTTACAATCAACACAATTTACTTATGATGAGGGCTCAAACCCTAAACAATTGTTTATTTTACCAGATAAAACTTTAGATACATCAACAATTAAAGTTGGTGTTCAGCCAAATGTTTCAAATACATTCTCATCAATTTATAGTCAATCAACTGATATTTTAGATGTTGATGGCACATCAGAAGTATTTTTCTTACAAGAAAACAGAGATAGTAATTATGAAATATTTTTTGGTAATGATAGTGTTGGTAAAAAATTACAAGATGGTTCAATTATAACTGTTACATATTTGGTAACAAATGGTATTGATGCTAACAAAGCAAATAACTTTGTGGCTAAATCAAGCTTAACAGACACAAATGGTGATTCAACAACTCTTACACTTACACCTGTGGCGGCTGCAACTGGTGGTTCTGAGAAAGAAACTGTTGATTCTATAAAGTTTTCAGCACCAAATCAATTCACTTCACAAAATAGACTAATTACTAAAAAAGATTTTGAAACAACTGTTTTACGAGAAGCACCAAGTGTAGAGTCTATATCAGTTTGGGGTGGTGAAGATAATGTGCCAGTTGTTTATGGTAAAGTATTTTTATCATTAAAAGCCAAAGATAATTTTTTCGTATCTGATGCAGAGAAAGAAAGAATTAAAGATAAAATAATTAAACCAAAAGCTCTCTTAGGATTAGAAGCCGAATTAGTTGATCCAAACTTTACATTTGTCATAGTTAATTCAACTGTATTATATGATACAAGAAAAACATCTTTAACTACTGATGCTTTTAAGTTAGCAATTAAAAATTCAATTATCACATACAAATCACAAAATTTAGATAAATTTGATAGTACATTTTCTTTATCTAAATTATCAAAGGCAATTGATGACACAGATCAAAATGCAATTACAGGGTCAGAAACTTCCGTAAAATTACAGAAAAGAGTCACACCAATACTTGGCACGGCAGCTTATGTAATTGATTATGGTGAAAAATTAAAAAGAGGCACGGCAGATGATAAATTAGTTACAACTGCTTTTAATGGTTTTGATTCTGGTGGTAATGCTAGATCAGTTCAATTTGAAGAAGTGCCTCAATCATTTTCAGGTGTTTCAAGAATTGAAGTAAACAATCCAGGATTTTCATATACGGTGGCACCAATTGTAACAATTGTAGGTGATGGTTCTGGTGCTACTGCTTTTGCAACAATATCAAGTGGCTCAATTACAGGTATCACTCTTACGAATAGAGGTATAGATTATACAAAAGCTACAGTTGAAATAACAGGTGGTAATGGCCAAGGCGGTGAAGCATCAGCAGTAGTGGATTCGAGAACAGGCTCAATTAGATCAGTATTCTTTGATAATGATGGTAATAGACAAGTTATAAATGCAGCTGCTGGTGAAGTTGATTATGGAAATGGTATTATAACAATTAACGATATTAATATAACGAGTGTGCCAACTTCAGATGGTTTAATTAGATTTACAATTGGATCGGAAAGTGGTGTTGTAGAATCAGTTAGAAATAATATTGTAACAATTGATCCAGGAGATCCAGATTCAATAACAGTTAATTTAGAGGTTCTTAGCACATAATGTCTAGAGTAAATCCGCAAGATTTAAAAACTTCACTTTTAATTAATCGTCAAGTTCCTGAGTTTATTCGGGAAGATCATCCTCTTTTCATTAGTTTCTTAGAGGCATACTACGAATTTTTAGAAACTGAACAAGGCACACAAAACAATGACTTAACAAAAATATCAAAAGATTTAAGATACCTTTCTGATATTGATACATCATTAGATGCCTTTGAATCTAATTTTTTAAACAGCTATGCAAATCTTATACCAAAAGATATTACGGTTGATAAAGCATTTTTAATTAAAAATGTATTGCCATTATACCTTGCAAAAGGAAGCCCTAGATCGTTTCAGTTTTTATTTCGTATGTTTTTCAACAAAGAAGTTGAATTAAAATTTGGAAAAGATCAAATACTCAAAGCTTCAGATAGTGATTATAAGTTAGAAAATATTTTAAGTGCAAGAACTGAGATTAGTTCTTTCTATACAGCAGATGGAAGTAATAATATTTTTTCCTTAGCACAACCAGTTTCAAGAGATGAAATAGAGGTTAGAGTAAATGGTGAACTTAAAAGTGCAAATTCTTTAAACGCTGGTGCTAATAGTGAGTTTCTTCATGTAGAAAGAGAACAACAAAAATTAATTTTTCATACTGTACCAGATAGTGGTGCAGATATTAGAGTTACATATACAAACTTGCAAGCTGGCGGATTTGATGAAACTCTTTTAATCAATAGAAAAATAATAGGTCAAACGTCTAATGCTTCAGCGGTTGTGTCAACAGCTGCATCAAGAATTATTGACGAACTTCATAAAATAGAATTATTTTTAGATAGATCCGATATACTTGGTGATTTTAGTCAGAGTGAAGAATTAAGAACAGACATTGTAGTAGATGGTACTTTAGTAAATATTTCTTTAAATACAGTTTCATCAATTGAATCAATTAAAGTTGATGATGGTGGCACTTCTTATAATGTGGGTGATATTGTACCAATTAATGCTGGTGCTTTTGAAACAATTGCAAATGCTGAAGTTGAAACAATATTTACAGATTTTTTAAGAGATCCTGTTATTAATATATCTAATGGTCTGTTTGGAATTACCAATAATTTTAGTGCTAATGGTGGATCAGGATTTGAACCAGGTAGTTTTTTAACAGGTGGCAATTCAGAAGTTGGTTTTATTTCTTATTCAGTTGTAGATGTTGATGTAAATGGTATTAATACACCAAATACATTTACAATGATGGGCACAGTTATAGGCGCCAATACTTCTTCAAACTCAGCTCAATCATTTGCAGATTTATGTATTTCTAATGCAGCTATTGGTGGCACAGGTTTAAACAATGCACAAATATCTTTAAGATACAGCCAAGTTTTTGGTAATAGTCAAATAGGTGTAGATGCAGCTGATAGCGCTGGTATAAATGTAAACACTTCAATTTGTCATGTTGTAAATTCATATACAACTGTATCAGGTATTGGCCCAGCAAAAGTTGTTCGTATAGTCGCATCTAATACTCAAGTAAAAAATATGAATTTAGATCCTATTGGAGCTTTTACATCTACTTCAGCAAATATGCCTGAAGGTCCTGCAAAAATGGTTCCTGCTGATGTAACATCATTAAGAAGCATAGGTTCTTTAGAAATATTAAACCCTGGTAGCGGACATTCTGTTAGAGATATGGTAGAATTTAGTGATGTTGCTTTTGGTGGTGGTGCAACTGCAAGAGTTTGTGAAACTGGTGCTGGTCAAATTCTTAATATATGTTTAGAAGATCCATATTATGTAAACGAAGGACCTGTAAGAACAGGTGGTACCGCTAATGTGGGATTTAATGGACAATTTGCAGTACCAAATTGTTATACTCTTAATGCAAATACAGCTAATAGTCCAGATGGTCTTAATGCTCTTTACATGACAAGAGGTTCATTCTTGAATGGTATGGATTTCACTTCAGCTCCACACCCAGTAAAAGTTGGTGACAGAATAACATTTTTAGGACATGAAAGACAAGTTGTTGAAGTTAATACAGCCATTGGTTCAGCACAACAAAAAACTGCTGGCTTTCTTAAAGTTGATACACCATTTCCAGCAGAAATTGATTTCGGATTAATAGCTATTGGAGGTATATCTAGTTTTTATGGTGATACTTCAAATACTTTTTTTGCAAATACAGCAAATACTTTTCATTTAAGAGGCGCACCACTTAAAATTAATCAGGCTGGGCCAAAAGGTGGAACAGGTTATCGTGCAACTCATTTACCAACTGTTACGGTTATTAAATCAGCAACAGAAGCAGATGGAACCCCCATATCATCCGCAGTTAGTGTACGAGTGGATGGCATATTAGGTGATGGTGAAAATATAAGCACAAGTGCTAATACTCAACAAAAAGGTATTATAACATCAATTAAACTAAATGATTTTGGTTCAGGATATCAAGTGCCACCAAGCGTAGATTTAACAACAACAGGTGATAAAAATGCCACAGCTGTTGCTGAACTTCTACCACCAGTTAGAAAAGTTCCAGGTAGATTTACTTCATCTAAAGGTCTAATTTCCGCAGATGAAAGAAAAATACAAGGTGCGAATCTTTATCAAGACTTTGCGTATATTACAAATATACCATTAGAATTTGAAAAATATAAAACAATAGTAAAAGGTCTTGTACACCCAGCTGGCTATAAGAATTTTGCTGAATTTAAAATTGAAACAGAAATTAATTCGGATGTTTCTATATCAGTTAGAGGCCAATCAAACAGTATTCCAGGACTTATTAATGTTGGTAATCCGTTACATATCAATTCTACCACATTTAATGTATCTACGCAAACAGTTATTACTGTATCAAATACCACACCAAATACAAACCTTGTAGTTGCTAAGGCAGCCAGTATAATTGTAGAGGGTCAATCTAGATTAGGTATTTCAAATGATGATGTAAATGCTGTGGGTACAGATGAAGAAAACTTTAATCCTCTTATTTTGAAAGTTAATTCAAATAATACAATACAAGTTAATTCAGCTCAAGTTTTCTCGACTTTAGCTAACAATTATGTTCACTTGAACAACCAACCTATCATAATTTATACATAAATACAATCTATGGCTACAAAACTTTCTACTAGATCACTCTCACTTAAAAGTGCTGAAAACTATATTGATACATTCACAGCAAATACGAATGATATTGAAATACAATATGTTTTTGTTGGTGATGCTATTGGTGCAAACGATCAAGCCACCACTACTATTACAGACTCTAAATTTGACACAGATGATGCGTTATCAAGAATAATTGGAATGAAAAGAGTAACAGGTGGTGATTTAAACGTGGTTATACCTAGAGTTAATTGGGAAACGGGTAAAATTTATCAACAATTTGACCCAACTGTTTCAACAGATACTTTAGTTTCAAACACTTCAGTTAATGATTTAACTAGAAAACCAATGTATGTGATTACGTCAGAGCGAGGTGTTTATAAGTGTTTATCAAATAATAGCAATGGACTTAGTTCATCAGATACAACATCAACAGTAGAACCATCTGGTGATTTCAATACAAGTAATGGTGTAATATCAACTGCTGATGGTTATGTATGGAAATATATGTACACGATTAGAGATAACAATAAATTTATTGACTCTAGTTTTATGCCAGTTGCCACAAGAGATGTTGATGATATGTCAGCTAATACTGTTTATGGTAACTTTAATTTAAATAATGTTGGTGTTAAAGAAGGTGAATTAACAACAATTGTTTTAAATAATGGTGGCACTCTATATCGTGATCTTACAAACGTACCTTTTGGTGCTTTTGCAAAAGGTGAAACTATGCTTACTTTACAGACTTGGTATCTAACACATACAAGTCTTTCAGTTGCTTCAAATGTACTTTCTGCTAATATGTCTATAACTGGTAATGGCATTGCAGCTGATACAATTATTACAGAGGTTCATAATGGTAATAATAATGTTAGAATAAGTAAAGCCGCTGTAACAAGTAGTTTTGCAGCTAATGTAACTCTTTTTTCACCTAAAACAAGAATTTTCATTGATGGTGATGGCACAGGTGCTTTAGCTAATGCGACTGTAAATTCAACGGGTGTGATAGATAAGATTACGGTTGATACGGTTGGCACAGGTTATACTAGAGCTAATACAAGAGTATTTGGCACAGGTAGTGGTGCAACAACAAGAACAATATTACCGCCATATTTTGGCCACGCATTTAATTTAGGTCAAGATTTAGGTGCAAATAGTGTTATGATTCACACAAAGATAGGTGAATTAGATGCAACAGAGGGTAATACAATACCTACAGGAATTACATTCAGACAAACAGGACTTATAAGGAAACCTTATAAATACGGTTCAAATAATAGAAGTTCATCAGCTAACAATGTTTCAGCTAATAATGCTGTTGGCCAAGTTACTAAATTAACAGTTGGTACAGGAACAGGTTATACAGATAATGAATTTGTGTATCAAGGAACAAGCAATACAATATTTACAGCTTCAGCTCAAGTTTTAAGAACTGTAAGTTTAAATACAATAGAATTAACAAAAGTGGTTGGAGATTTTAAAGTAAATGAATTTTTAGTGGGTGATTCGTCAGGTGCATCAAGAACGGTGACTTCAACAACAACCCCAGAATATCAACCACAAAGTATGGAATTATTATTTGTTGAGAACTCAACACCAACAACAAGAACAGAAAGTCAGGCAGAAGATGTTAGACTTGTATTACAATTTTAAAGGTAGATAATGACTACAACAAATTTTAATGTAACACCTTACTATGACGATTTTGATGAGGATAAAAACTTTTATAGAATCCTTTTTCAACCTGGTAGGGCAGTTCAAGCTCGTGAATTAACACAGTCACAAACCATACTTCAAGATCAAGTTAAAAAATTTGGCGATCATATATTCAAAGATGGTTCTAGAGTTACGGGTGCAGAAATATTTTCTGTTCCAGAATTTGGTAGAAAACTAGAAAATATTGAAAATAGTCAAAAACCTACAGCACGTTCTGTTAAATTGGAATCTACTTTTGAAAGTTCATCAATTGATGTTTCTACTTTTGTAAACAAGTACATTACAACAAATACAGCTAATGTCCAACTTGCAAATGTTAAAAATATTTACTTTGTTCATCATGCAGATCCAGCTTTAGGCACAGATCCGGATACCTTATATGTTTCATATCTAAGAACAACTAATTTAACCATAGGTGGATCAACTTCAAATTCCACTATGGAATTGCAAAAGGCAAATACAGTAATTCAAAATTCAGCTAATTTACAAGTATTTTCAACATCTGACGTAGCACCAGCAAATTTACTTGCAACAGTCACAACTCAAAGTGCAAGTGCCGAAGGCCCAGCTAAATTATTAGGTGTTGATGAGGGTGTGTTCTTTACAAGTGGAATTTTTGCAAAAAATCAAAAACAAATTATAGCAGTTGACAAATATGGGTCAAATGCAAACGTAAGTGTAGGTTTTGATGTTGTAGAAAATACAATATCATCAACTTCCGATACATCATTATTAGATCCTGCTTTAGATTCATCAAATTATCTAGCGCCGGGTGGTGATAGACTTAAAATTTCACTTACATTAACTAAGAAAGATTTAGATTCTAATAATTCATTACCTAGTTTACAAACAAACAAGTATATTGAGTTAGTAAGATTTAGAAATGGGCAATTAGTAAAAGATACCTCAGGTACAAAATATGCTGATTTAGGTAGAACACTTGCAAGAAGAACCTTTGATGAGTCAGGTGATTATATTGTAGATGGTCTAGAACCTAGATTAACACCACTTGGTAATTCAAGTAGTTTTATTTTAAACATATCAAAAGGTAAAGCATATGTAAAAGGTTATGAAATAGATAAAACAAATGATATTACAAAATTAGCTGTTAAAAGGGCGCAAGATCAAGAATCAGTTGTAGGTTATGATATACCTACTGCTTATGGTAATTTTTTACACATACACCAGTCAAACAATGCTATATTTAACTCAAATACTTCAGAGAGAATTTTATTACACTCATCAAATACTATTACAAATACTCTTACACAAATCGGTGAGGCATATGTAAAAAATATAGAATATGTAAGTGGTGATGGTTTTGATGCTGTTCATAAGTTACATTTATTTGGTGTTAAAAGATCGGGTGCAAATAATTTACCACTATCAATGACAAAATCAATAGTTGGTGCTGGGCTGGGTCAAGCTAATGCAAATGTCGAATTATCTTCTATAACAACTATACAAACATCAGGCACAATAGCTGATGATAATTCTAATCATATCATTGTTGCTGATTCTTCACAAATTAGAGTTGGTGATGAGGCCTTTGGTCATAATCTTTCTGCTTTTACTGGAATAACAGGAGAAGGTGAAAGAAGAGTTCATGTTACAGCGATTAATGGATCTAACATTACATTATCGGCTCCAAACAATGGGTCGTCTAGAAAACCTTACAGTAAGGAAATTGCAAACACTTATACATTCCAAAGAGCTGCTATTCAAGATACGAATGATACTTTATCTGTTTTTCCAGCAGCTTACTCTACTGTAGCTTCAGTAAATCAAATTGATTATAATACAAGAAGAATATTTAAGACTGTTTCATTTACTGATGGCGTTGCTTCAATTTCAACAACTGATGGCACAGAGAGATTTAAGGCGGCTGGCACAGCGGCTTTGAAAAAAGAACTTTATGCAATTATGATTCGTTCAGGAACAACTTCAGATCATAAAGCTAATCATGCTGTAAATATGGCAGAATCGGGCGTAACAATTTCAACTCCGACACCAAGTGAGGGTTCAACAGCTACAGCAACAATAGACATAGATGATTCCAGTTTTGATGGAACGGCAGATATACTTGCAACACTTGATGTAACAGATGCAGGTAGAAGAACAAAAGTTGCTAATAGTTTTTTTACTACTTTTACTAGAATTTCAAATAGTTCCACCCAATTACATTCGTTAGGTGTTACTGATGTTACAAATGTTACTGGTATATTCATTTCACCAAATACATCTTATATGCCAAGTGATAATGCAAATACTAATTATCTAAAACACTTTACATTTGATACAGGCCAAAGAGATAGTTATTATGACCATGCTACCATAAAAATAAAACCTAGTGCAATAACATCAAATATTTTACCTAAAGGTATGGTTAATGTAACTTATGCAAGATTTACACATACTGGTCTAGGTCACTTTGATGCAAATTCATACCCAACTTATGAAGAGATACCTCAGTATATTGAAAATAAGGGTAATAAAATAGAATTAAGAGATTCAATAGACTTTAGACCACTTAGAACAGAGAATAGGTCATCAAATGTTTATAGTAATTCAGCAATGACATTTACAAGAAATCAAATTGTTGATAGAAGAGTTGGATCAGCTGATGTTGATTTAAGTTATTATCTAAGCAGAATTGATAAAGTTGTTTTAGGATTTGATGGTCAGTTTAGAGTTATAGAAGGTGATAGTGCCTTGAATAATCCAGCTACACCACTAGATGATCCTGATTCTATGACATTATATAAATTAACATTCCCACCTTATACTTTTCAAACAAGTAATGTAGATATAGACATTGTAAAAAATAAAAGATATACAATGAAAGATATTGGTGGTATTGATGATCGTTTATCAAGAGTAGAATATTACACCGCTCTAAATTTATTAGAGTCAGAGGTAGCTGGTTCTACATTCTTTAGTAATAGTAACATAGAACTTATAAACAATGGATTCCTAGTTGATGACTTTAAAGGGCATAGTATAGGTGATGTTCTAAATGATGATTATAAGTGTTCTATTGATTACGATAATCAGATATTACACCCAAGATTTAAAGCGAATGGTACAAATACAGCTATTGAAACCGGTGGTGGGTCTTTGAAAAATACAGGTAATGTTCTTACATTACCATTTACAACACAAGTTTATAGTGCTCAAAATGTTGCATCAACTTCAGTTAACATAAACCCATTTAATGTTGTTTCATTTGTAGGTTATGTTAAACTTGAAACTGATGTGACCAGTTATACAGACTTTGATTCTAGACCTATTGTAGTAAGCAATCGTGATGGTAATTCAGATAACTACGAATTTGGAGTAAATTTTCAAGGCTCAGTATGGAGTGAATGGGATCTTTTATCATTTAATAATGATACTACAAGAAAATATACATACTATGATAAAAATGGTGCAAAAGTTTCTACGACAACTTCTGCTGAAGAAACATCAAGTCAATCAACAAAAACAGAAACAGATAGAATTTTTTACTATATGTCAGCTGAGAATATTGATTTTGAAATATTTGGCTATAGGCCAAATACAGAAGTTCATGCTTTCTTAGATGGTAAAAATGTATCAGATAGATTAAGAGCATTTAATACAACAACAAATGCTTTTGAAACGGCTCCTAAAAAATGTTTAATTATTTCTGACGATCAAGGTTTTGCAAAAGGTAGATTAGTCATACCAAATAATGAGGCAGTTAATCGACAATTTGCAGCTGGTGAACATCAAATATTTTTCTCTGATTCTATCGCATCACCTAATGTTTTCTCAACATTTGCAGAAACTAGATATTATTCTGGCACACCAAAATCAAGAATAATACCACCAGTAGTAGAGGTACGAAATGACCCACCTGCACCAGTTACGCCTGTATCAACAGAATGTGCTTTTCAAGAGGATGATGATAAAAAGACACCAAATTGTCAAACAGTTTCTGAAGCTAGAGCAGAACTACCTGCAAATGGTGGTGCTGGTGATAGTGATGTTACTGATGCAACCTTTGGTATATCTGAGCAAATAATTAGAGATACTTATTCAGCTGTTTTAGGTCGTAAACCAGATAAAGCTGGTATGCAATACTATATGGAAAGAATAGAAAATGGTGAGATAGATGCTTTCACACCAGGAACCCTTTCAGCTAGTTTAACTACAATCTTCGAGGCCTCACCTGAGGCTAAGGCTAAAAATGAGTGTCCATTAGGCGTAGACCCACTTGCACAAACATTCTTTGTAAATGAATTTACAAATCCAAAAGGTGTGTTTTTAACTTCAGTTGATGTATTTTTTGCATCAAAAGATTCTACTTTACCTGTTCATTTTGAAATAAGAAAAGTTTTAAATGGTTTTCCATCTGAAACTATAATTGCTAAATCAAGAGTCAGTAAAAATCCTGATGATATAATTTTACCAATTGACCCTAATGTTCCAGAACCAACAAGATTTACTTTTGATGCACCATTATTCTTAGAACCAGACCAATATGCCATGGTTCTTCTATCAAGTTCATTTGAGTATAATGTTTATATTGCAACAGTTGGTCAAAATAGATTAGATACTGGACAATCAATTGTTGGTCAACCATATTTGGGCTCTTTGTTTAAATCGCAAAATGCTTCAACATGGACACCAGCTCAAGAATCTGATCTGTGTTTTGTAATTCATCAAGCTCAGTTTGATACAACAGGTGCAATTAGTTCTTTTATTCAACCTGTACAAAATCTTCTCCCTGATCAAGCTTTTGATTTATTGAGAATTAACGCACCATTTCAAACTTTCTCTGATAAGACAAATATGTCATTTAAATTAGGACTTAAAACAGAGGGACAGTCTGATATGGATGCAGGTATAACAACATTACCTAATTCTGATACATACTTAGAAAATAGAAAAGAATTTAAACAAAATATAGATGCAAATTTACAAATTATAATGTCATCTACAAATGCTGATGTTTCACCAGTTTTTGAACAAGATAGATGTAGATTTGTTTTTGTAGAAAACTTAATTAACTCAAGTGCTAATACAGAAGTTGTAACAAGACCAGAAACAAATGCTTCTGATGGTGGTGCTTCATCTAAATACATCACTAGAAAAGTTACTTTAGGAGAGGGTTTTGATGCTACGGCTTTAAGAGTAATATTGGCTAAAAACTTACCTGAGGGTTCTTCGATAAGTGTATTTTATAGAGTACAATCTGAGTCAGATGAAACTACTGCTTTTGAGGATTTACCTTATGTCGAAATGAATAAGATAACACAAACACCTGTGAATCAAAATATAAATGAATATTATGATTGTGAGTTTAAGGCAGAAGATATTATATACTCTTCAGCTGGTGTAAACTTCGATTCATTCAGGTCTTTTGCAATAAAGATTGTTTTCTTTTCTACGAATACAGCCAAAGCTCCTACGGCTAGAAATCTTAGGGTTATAGCACTATCATGACAATGTACAAAGTGAAAGAACATCCAGCGCTTTTGAGAGATTCTCGATCAAAAGCCATATTGAATACGGATTTAATGGAGTTAAACAAAATGAAAAAAGAGAGAGAATCAACTATTACGATACAAACTTTAACTCAAGAAGTAAATGTAATTAAAAATGAATTTCAAGAAATAAAAACACTTTTAAAACAAATAGTGGCAAAGAGATAAAAAATGGCAATTATTAATAGAGTATCAACATCTAATACATTTCAGCAACACGTTGCTACAACAGATGAAACTGTAACCACCCTTAATGCTTTAACAGAAGGAACAGGTGGTACTTTTACTTTAAGTAGTGATGTTAAAATTGCTGGTAGTTTAGATGTAACAGGTAATTTAAATCTATCAGTAGGTGAATTTGATAATATCACAACGAATGGTAATGTTGTAATACAAGGTGGTGGAGCGAGTTCAAATGCTAATGTAGGTTTAGACGTTAATGGTCTCTATCAATTTTCAGCCAATACGTCAGGTGCTGTAGCCACAAGATTTAGTGTTCACAATAAAGGATCTTCAGCTTACATATTTGATCAAGCGCCGGGAGATAATCCTGATCTTGATTTACAAGCTGGACAAACATACGCTTTTGATTTACAAAAATTAAATGGTGTACATCCTTTTGTAATTCGTACGACAAATGCAAGTGGTAATGTAGGTGATACATCAACATATTATAGTGTAGGATTAACTCATGTTAATGCGACTCCAAGTGGTGGTCTTACAATTTTGAAATCTGGTGCTGCTCAAGCAAAAAAAGATGGAATATTATATTGGAAAGTTCCAGCAAACACAGCTGGAGATGGTACAACATATTACTATCAATGTACCTCTCATGCCTCGGCTATGGTAGGTAGAATATACATTGGTAATAGATCAAGAATAATCGAGGCAAAAGCTAATTCAATAACAGATGATGCACTATCACTTGCGATTGCTTTAAGCTAAATAAGGGGAATAAATAAGGAAAAAATGAAAAATGGCAAATACTTTTAAAAATTATCCAGCATCAAACGTATCATCAAATACGGTTGTCTACACTACGCCGGCTTCCACTTCAGCTACCCTTATTGGTATGACAATTGCAAATAAAACTGCAAGTTCAGTTCTCGCAAATATACATATGAATATTGGCGGCACTAATTTTCATATGATTAAAGATGCAACTATACCAACAGGCGGTGCTCTAGTTCCCATAGGAAACGACCAGAAAGTTGTAATGGAAGCTACTGACACATTATCTGTATCTTGTAGTGGTAATTGTGATGTAATTTTATCGGCTTTGGAGATAACATAATATGGGTTCATATATTGGTCGCTCACCTGCTAACGAACTATTCCAGAAGAGTATAGTTAGATATAATGGTGATGGCTCTACAAAAGATTTCGGATTAGGTTTAGCAGTTAATGATGGTAATGATTTAGATGTGTGGGTTGCTAACGTACACCAAACATTTGGTGCCAATCAAGCATTTGTTGTAACGCCAGCAAATAGTACAATTAATTTTATAGAGGCGCCACCAGCTGGTCAAACAAATATTGTTATTGTAAACAGAGAAAAACAAAGATTTGCAACAATAGCTCCTGATGATTTTTCAGTTACCACAAACAAAGTTGACACAGGTGCAATTACAGATGATAAATTATCAACTACTTTTTCTTATAATGTTTTAACAGAATCTGGAAAATTTGGCAATTTTGCAGGTGCTAATTTAGTTATCGGAACAATTGAAGTGAGTACAAAAGGTAGAATAAGTAACGTAGCAAATTTAAATGTAAAAGATTTAGATTTTTCAGGCATACCTACCGGAGGTGGTTCAGTAGTTGCTGGCCGATTATATAAAGAATCTAATAACTTGATTTTTATTAAAACATAGGAGAAGTAAAGATGTCACATTTTGCAGAGGTGAATCCAGATACAAACACAGTCATTCGTGTTATAGTAGCTGAACAAGATTTTATAAATTCTGGTTCTGTTGGTCCTGCTAATAGATGGATACAAACATCATATAATACATCACAGAACGTGCATTATGCAGTAGCAGCTAATGGTGAATATTTACCAGATGGTGGTACGCCGTTAAGAGGTAATTATGCCGGTATAGGTTATGAATACCATGCTGATGTAAATGGCACAGGTAAAGATGCTTTTGTATCTCCAAGATCAAATAATCAATGGGACAGTTGGAAAATTAGTAATACTACTTTTCAATGGAATCCACCATATGCAATGCCCTCTGAGGCTAATGTAGCAAATTCAGAGTCCTACCAGTGGGATGAAAATGCTTATAAAGCAAATAATCAGACCGGCTGGATTAAAATATACAATTAAAGGATAAAAATTGGCTTACATAGGTAACGAACCAAGAACTGCAAACTTTATTGTTGACTCATTTGATGGCGATGGGTCAGAAGATGATTTTACTTTAACGGTAGCACCAGCAAGTAAATCGTCTTTACTTGTATTTGTTTCAGGCGCTAGACAGAATGTAGCCGCTTACACATTAAGTGGCACAACTTTAACATTTAATGCCGGATTCATACCAGTAGCAGGAACAAAAAATATTGAAGTAGTGCATATTGCTCAAGGCGCTGAAAGTTCAATTGTTGAAGTTGCAGATGGCACAATAACAGCTGCTAAATTAGCTACAGATGCTGTTACTGATGCAGCTATTCTTGCAAATACAGTTTCTCCTAATAAAATAGCAAATACAGGTGTTACAGCAGGAAGTTATGGCTCAGCAAGTCAAATACCTACTCTAAAAGTAGACGCTTCAGGTCAATTAACATTAGCTTCAAATGTAACAGTAGACATACCAGAGGCAGGAATTAATGGATTATTTTTCACAGGAACAAATTAGGAAATAAAAAATGGCAACCAATTATAAAGTATTAGGACAATTAAGACCAGGTGCAAATACTCTTGCAGACTTATACACGGTACCGAGTTCAACTGAGTGTGTGGTATCTACAATAGCAGTTTGTAATCAAACGGCCGTAAATGCCTCGTATTCAATAGCAATAGCGCCAGATGGTGCAACAGCTAATGATGCACATTTCATCATAAGAGGTGGCGCTGTGCCACAAGCTGATTCAATAGGAGTTACCTTAGGTATAGCCATGAATGCTGCTGATAAAATAAGAGTAAACACTTCAACTTTAGGTGTATCATTTAGTGCATTTGGTTCTGAAATTTCTTAATAGGTTAATACTATGGCTGTATTCTCAATTTCAACTAAAAGAGTAGGCAGACCTGAAGGCTATCAATATCCAATAGGTCTGACCACAAAAAGTGTGAGTGGAGGAACTGCTAATGTAGCCGCAGATTCATCTGGCGGTGTTCAAACCACAGTTGGTTCAAATGCAGTTCACACATATACTTCATCAGGTACTTTTTCAAATGATTCATCTATTACATATTCTTTTTCTTATATGTTTGTTGCTGGTGGAGGTGGCGGCGGACAAGCTGGCGGAGGTGGAGGTGCTGGAGGTTTAGTTCTTGGTAGTGGTTACCCAGTAATACCAGGAGCTGATTTAATTGTTACACTAGGAAGTGCCGGTGCCGGTTCAACAGTACAGGGAACAAAAGGTGCAAACGGCACAAATACCACAGTAACAATCAATTCAAATACACCTTCATTAAACTTAACTGCTGAAGGTGGTGGGGGTGGTACTGGTAATTTATCAACTCCTGGTAATGCTGGTGGTTCTGGCGGTGGAGGAGGATTGGGTATACCTGCACAATGCAAGGTAGCTGGTCCTACTTCTTTATCACCAGCTGGCACTCAAGGTTATCCTGGAGGAGCTGGGGCGCCTTTAAGCGCCGGTGGTGGAGGAGGTGCAGGTGCAGCAGGAGCAGCTGGCGTTACTCCAGGAGCAGGAGGTGCAGGCGGTGTCGGTGTAGCTATAAATTTTACCGGTTCACCAGTATATTACGGTGGCGGAGGCGGTGGCGGTACACATCCAGGTAATAGTCCTGCTGGGGCTGGCGGTAATGGAGGCGGTGCGGCTGGTGGTGATCGTGCGGCTGCCACAGTTGTAGGTACAGCCAATCGTGGCGGAGGAGGTGGTGGCGGAGGTCACGTTTCAAATGCAGGAGGGGGAAGAAGTGGTACTGCTGGCGGGTCAGGTTTTGCTCAGATCACTTATGTTATGGAGCAAACAGCAACAACATTAACCTATGATATTGGTGGTGCTAATGGAGGACCAGCTTAATGAGAGGAACTATTTCCACTTTTACTTTTCGACCTGAAGGTTATGCTTATCCAATAGGGTTAGATACGATAGCTCAATCGGGATCTGTTAATGTAGCTACAAACACAACTGGTGGCACACAAACAGTAGATGGGACAAACGCTGTTCACACATTCACTTCTTCAGCAGATTTTACTCCTAGTGCGGAAATAGTTGGTGAGTATCTAGTAATAGGTGGTGGTGGTTCCGGTGGTTCAGGTTTAGGTGCAAGATCAGGTGCCGGTGGTGGAGGTGCTGGTGGTCTTTCATTTGGTGTCGCACCATTTCCTGCTGTAAAACATACTTGTAATGTAGGTGGTGGTGGAGCTCAATCTAAAGGTGATGGCGGTCCTAGCCCAGCTGCAACAGATTCAAGTCCAGGTTCAACTTCTCATATTTCTAGATCAAGTCCTTCTGCTAATGTAGTCGCCTCCCTAGGCGGTGGTTATGGTGGTTCAGTACACACAGGTGTTGCTGATGAAAATGGTGGTGCTGGAGGTTCTGGTGGAGGAGGCCAAGGACCAGGAAGATCAGGAGGTGCAACATCTAATTCAACTCAAGGAAGTGCTGGAGGTAATGGAGGCGGATCTCCAAATTATCAGGGTGGTGGAGGCGGAGGCGCCGGTGGTGCTGGTGTAGCAGCTACAACTACTGGAACTGCTGGTGGAAAAGCTGGAATAGGTTTACACTTTTCAATCTCTGGTTCAAATACAGGTTATGCTGGAGGAGGCGGAGGTGGTCCTTATGGCGGTCGAGCTCCAGGTGCAGGAACTTGGGTTGGCGGTGGCCCATACGGAGGAGGAAATGCCTCTACATCTGATTCTTATACAGATTATGGAGGCGCTGGCACAGCAAATAGAGGTGGCGGCGGAGGTGCAGGTCAATCTGGAACAAATGGTGCACCTTCATCAGGAGGTGGTGCAGGTGGTTCAGGTGTTGTAATTATAAGATATGTTATGGAACAAGGAGGAGATGAATTATTCTATTCAATTGGTGGTGCAATAGGTGGACCTGTGTCATAAATACAAAAAGATTTATAAATAGAGAATTAAGGAGGAATATTTAAAATGAACGTGAATGATATAGCAAAAAGTTTTACGGGACAATCTGGTCTTGGTTATGGTATTGATACAGCAATCAAAGCTCTAAGACCAAATGCAAAATTTGAAATGAATGCTGGCGGTGGTAGGTTTTCTTTCCCCAAATGGGATGATCCTGATGGTAAGAAACCACCAACTAAAGAACAGATTATGAATGAATTTGAAAGACAAAAAGCAGTTGCAGAATATTATCAATATGCTTATAATCGTTGTCACGAATACCCTGATGGGTTTGAACAGTTAGATATGTTATGGCACGCTGTAAATAGCGGTGAAGATTTGAAAAAATCGGAGTGGTTTAAAAGAATAGAAGAAGTTAAAAAGAATAACCCAAAACCTGAAGGTGATCCACCTCCAGAGTACGAACCAGAGGACTAATAAATGGGATTATCAAGAGTTTTCTTAGTGGGATCCGGTGTCGATATTGTTATCGGTGCGAATACTGTTTCAGCAGGCACGATTAAAGCTAATACTATTCTACCAAATAATGTGGCAGAGGGAACTCTTACGGCTGATAGAATAAAAGGTAATACAATTAATTCGAGCCACATAGCAATCGGCACAGTTCATGCTAACTCAATAACACAAAATACAATCAATTCGAGCCACATAGCGAGTGGCACAATATTAAGTGATTCATTAGCTAATGTTGCAACACCACCGGGTGGTTTAAGTTATGGTGGTGCAAGTGCTATACCTTCAATTTCAGTAAATGACAAAGGTCAAATAACAAGAGTAGCTAACGTGGCTGTATCAATTGGTGATGGTGGTGGTCTTAATCCATTTTTATTATTAGGAGTAGGATAATGGCACAATCATATGGAATATTAGGACAAATATATTTGGGACAAAGTGGGGCCTCTAATACAGTTAATGTACTTTCAAATGTATATTCTTGTCCCGTAGGTTCTAATACAATTATCAATTCAGTTTATCTTTGTAATCAAAGTGCTACAAATGGTAATGTTTCAGTTGCACTTTACCCTCATACACTCGGTACCAATCCTATTGGGGAAGTTGGAAATAGTCACTTTATTTTAAAAGATCAAAAAATAGAACGAGCTGAATCACTTATACTTAATTTAAATTTAACAATGAATGCTAAAAGCACACTTGCTGTGAATAATGCGGTTAGAACAGGTGAAACTTTTTCTAACGTATCAGTAAGTGCATTTGGTGTCGCAATAACATAACGGAAAAATAATGCCATCACTATACAGCACTTTAGGTCAAATTTCTCCTGCGGCTAATACAACAACAAATGTTTATGTAAGCCCAGCAGATATTGGCGGTTCACCTGTTAATACAGTTATAGGAACATTAACAGTTCACAACCATACAGATGCAAATGCTTCATATAGTTTCTTTGTCAGACCAATCGCTCAAACTTTGGCTGATAAACATTTTATCATTAAAGGTGGTATTGTACCGGCAAGAGAACTTGTAACAATTACAGGAGCAGTTTGTATGAACTCTAGTGTAATTCTTGCAGCTAATACAAATAAAACGGGTATTACTTTTAATGCCTATGGCGCTGAAATTTCGTAATGAACCATGTCAGTAGATTTCAAATTTAACAAAATTCAATTACAAAGAACTAGACCCGAAGGCTTTAAATTTCCTATTGGTCTAAGTTTTGGTGCATTAGGCCCCACAGGAAATTCTGCTGCTGACACAGAAGGTGGTTTGCAAAGATGTTTAGCTGGCCCATCTGGGCCAGTTGCAGGTGGTAACACATTTCATATTTTTGCAAACCCAAGCGGATCAGGAACTTTTACTCCATCATTTACAGGCGAAATAGATTTATTGGTCGTAGCAGGAGGTGGAGGTGGTGGGAGTTTTTTAGGTGGCGGAGGCGGCGGAGGCGGTATCGTTTTTGCTTCAAATTTCCCTGTTGTAGATAATAGAGATTATACTGTAACCGTAGGTTCAGGTGGAACTTTAGCACCAGATAGATCAGCTGGAGGTGGCCCATATGGGGGAACACAAGGCGGTGGAGGTGCTGGCTCAAACTCTTCTTTCACAGATACATCAACTAGTGTAGCAGTTACATCTATGTTTGGTGGAGGTGGTGCTGGATGGGCAACATCTTTTGGTGGAGGTGATGGTGGTTTTGGAAAAGGAATGGATGGAGGTTCTGGTGGTGGAGCCACAATGAACTCAGGACCAGGAAGACACGGCTCAGCAGTTGGATTTGGTTTTCAACCGGTCACAAATCCAGGAATTTCAGGTGTAGAAAATAATGGAAATCCTGGAGGTTTAGGTGGACAAACACACGATAATCCGTTGAATCCATATGGATGGAATTCATCTACACAACAACCTGGAGTAGCTGGTGGAGGTGGAGGAGCAGGACAAGCAGGAGGAGGCCGAGTACCCGGTACAGCTGGCTCAGTTCCAGGTCAACCATCAACAGCTGTATCTAATGAAATAGGAGGGAAAGCTCCAGTTGCTACAACTTCGCAAGGTCATAGTGGCGGAACAGGATTAAATTTTTCAGGATTTGCTGAAGCAGGAGTTGGAACTCCAGGAGGTTTTGGTATAGGAATAGCAACACAGACTAACGGATTTTTCGGCGGCGGTGGAGGTGCTGGTGGTTATGGACCATCTGAACTTGTCGGAAAAGGAGGTGCAGGTGGCGGAGGTGGAGAACCTTTTGCAGTTCCATCTGCTAATTCAACTTTTACATCAGAACCTGGATCTACATCTCTTACTGGCCTTGGTTTAGCAAACACAGGCGGTGGAGGTAGAGGGGGTACCGGAACAGTTGGTGGTACAGGCGCAGGTAATCCTTCACCAGTAGGGCCAAAAGCAGGCGGTTCAGGAATAGTTGTAATTAAATATAAAACAGATGCAGGTTTAGCGGAAGGATTTTTCATAAGTTAATATGGGCGTAAATTTTACTAGAAACCAAGTTGCTAAAGAGAAACAAAGAATAGAGACCACAAGGCCTCCAGGTTTTGCTTTTCCTTTAGGTTTATCTTTTGGTAAGAGTCAAGCTGGAGCTTCTATTACTACTACAGCTCCCCAAACTCAAGTTGGTGACTCAACAGTTATTACTTTTAATTCTTCAGCAGATTTTACTCCTGATGAAGCTGTAATTGGTGAGTATCTAGTAATAGCTGGTGGTGGATCTGGTGCTGGAGGTCGACCTGCAAGATCAGGTGGCGGTGGTGGAGGTGCTGGTGGTCTTTCATTTGGCATAGCGACTTTTCCAGCAGTAAAACATACAGCCAATGTGGGTGGTGGCGGTGTTCAATCTGTAGCTGCAGGATTTAGCGGTGCGCCAAATCCAGGAGCTAATCTCTCAACACCTGGTTCAGATTCTCATATTTCTAGATCAAGTCCTTCTGCTAACGTAGTATCTTCTACTGGTGGTGGAAGAGGTGGAGGTACTGTGACAACCGCTCCACAAGATGAACCCGGTGGTGCTGGAGGTTCTGGTGGAGGAGCTTGCGGACCATTTGGTCCGGGTCAACCAGGTGGTGTTGGTGGGATATCTTCTAATACAACTCAAGGAAGTGATGGAGGCAATGGGACCGGTAGTCCTAATTTTTCGGGTGGTGGAGGTGGTGGTGCAGGCGGAGAAGGCGGAGATGCTCAGGCTACCGGTGATACTGGGTCAAAAGGTGGTATAGGTTTACACTTTTCAATTTCTGGATCAAATGTAGCTTATTCTGGAGGAGGCGGAGGTGGTCCTTATGCCGGTCGAGCTAATTTATCAGGAACTTGGATTGGTGGTGGGCCATACGGAGGAGGCAATGCCAGCGGAATGCCACCTCCTGGATTTAATCCTGCTGTTCTTTTTGCACAATCAGGTTTAACTAATAGGGGTGGAGGCGGAGGCGGAGGCGCATCTGGAGAAAACAATCCTGATAGAAGCACAGGAGGTGGCGCTGGCGGATCAGGCGTTATAATTTTAAAAATTACTTCATCTACTGGTTATTTCATAACTTAAAATTAAAAACTCCTGTTTATACTAAATAGAAGAAAAACAGGAGAACGACATCGCTGCTTATACTGAGCTCTTTCTAGAGCAATACGCAAATTTTTCAAATACCATACACGCAAAAGACAATTCGGGTGCAAACATCAACCTGTTTGGTTATCTTGCAAACTCTCAAATTAGAAAATCTCAGTTTTCTGCTACGGCTAATGATTTTGTTGCAACGATTACCAGTAACGGAACTGGTCAAATAACACTTACTATGACCGCAGAGAATACTGGAAACCTTACAGCTGGGCGATATATGTATGATGTTCTTATTCATAAAACAGCAACGGGTGAAAAAACAAGAGTAGTTGAAGGTATCATTAATATATTACCAGGTGTTACAAGGACATAAAAGATGCCAACTTATACTAGAGGAAGAACAGGACAACCATCAACTAGACAACAATTCAAAGAGTATTGTTTAAGAAGATTGGGTTTTCCAGTAATTGAAATTAATGTTGATGATGACCAACTAGAAGATCGTGTTGATGATGCTTTAGATTTTTTTCATGACTATCATTTTGATGGTGTTGAAAAAGTCTTTATGAAACATCAAATCACTCAAGCTGATATGGATCGTAAATGGATATATGCACCATCAGCTGTTATATTTGTAACGGGTGTTTTTCCTTTTGATGATTCTAATGCTTCAATCAATATGTTTGATTTAAGATACCAATTAAGATTACATGACTTGTATGACTTTACATCTGTTTCTTATGTGTCTTATGAAATTACAATGCAACATATACAAACATTAAATATGTTGTTTTCAGGTAAACCACAATTCAGATTCAATCGTCACATGAATAAATTGATGTTAGATATATCTTGGGACGCTGATATACAAGTAGGTGAATATGTTGTGATAGAATGTTATCGTCAACTAAGACCTGATACAGTTGATGTAACTGGTCTTGCAACCGCTGAAACATTTGTAGATACCGTATCAAACACACTTACAGGTTTTGGTACCACATTTGACCAAGAATTAATAGAAAATGATTTTATCACAATTGCAAATACAGTTCAAGGTGTAAGTGAAGAATTACAGATTTCAAAAATAAATTCACCAACATCTATTACTTTAGTCAATGCACCAACAGCTAATGTTACAAATGGTTCTATGACAGTTGCAGGTTCTTCAGATGTTTGGAACGATAGATTTTTGAAAAGGTACGCAACAGCTCTAATCAAATATCAATGGGGTTCTAACCTTTCTAAATTTGCAGGCATACAAATGCCAGGAGGTGTTACTCTTGATGGGCCTAGAATACAAGAAGAAGCGAAAGCTGAAATAGATAAACTAGAAGAGGAGATGCAAATCTACAATGTAGCACCTAATGAAATTTATATGGGTTAATAATGGCTACTAATCAATATTTCAATCCTTTTCCAGCAAATCAAGTTACGAATGAGCAACTTCTTGTAGAAGATTTGCTTATTGAGTCCATGAAAATTTATGGCATGGACACTTTGTATTTACCAAGAACAAGTCGTGATGTAGTTGATTTTCTTTATGGTGAAGATACACTCAAACAATATGTACAATCATTTCCTCTTGAAATGTATCTTGAAAATGTGCAAGGTTTTGAAGGTGAAGGAGATTTTGTTTCTAAATTTGGTTTAGAGATAAGAGATGAGATAACACTTTTAGTATCTCGTAGAAGATTTGTTCACACAGTAAGAGAATTAGCGGATATAAATCGACCAAGAGAAGGTGATTTAGTTTATGTTCCACTTACAGATGCTTTTTTTGAAATATCTTTTGTAGAACATGAAAATGAACAGGCCATGTTTTATACTTTAGGACGTGGTCGTGGTGCAAATGTTTATGTTTATGCTTTAAAACTTAGAAAGTTTGTTTTTTCAAACGAACTTGTGCTTACTGGTAATCCTACAATAGATGATAAGATTAAAGATTATTACCCAAGAACAAGAATTAGTTTATCTGGTGATGGCACAGGCCAATATAGTGTAAATGAAACTGTATTTCAAAGTAGTGACTTAACACTTGCTAACGCATCAGTTCAAGCAGTTGTTCACACTTTTGTACCAAATACACATATGGATGTAATTAGAGTACAAGGCACGTTTACATCAGCTAATGTAATTGGCGAAACATCAAATGCCACATTTACAGTTTCAACATCAGATGATACTGCAACAATGAATACATCCTTTGAAAGTATTGATGACAACGCAAGAATAGAAGCTGATGCAGATGGTATATTAGACTTTAGTGAAACAAATCCATTTGGTGAGGCATAATGTTAGGTAACGCACATTTCTATAATCGTACAATACGAAAAGTTGTTACAGCTTTCGGTACAGTTTTTAACGATATTCTTTTACAAAGATATAATTTAAATAACACAGTAAAAAAAGAAATATTTAAAGTACCATTATCTTATGGTGCAAAAGAAAAATATCTTACACGAATCACATCTGATCCAAGTTTAACTAAAGCTGTAAATATAGTTGTGCCTCGAATTTCTTTTGAGATGGTAAGTATGACTTACGATACATCAAGAAAATTAAATACACTTATAAGAAATTTTGCAGCCAATACATCAACTTCAATTAAAACACAATTCAACCCAATACCATATAATTTTGATTTTAATTTATCCATTTATGTAAGAAATACAGAAGATGGTACACAAATATTAGAACAGATATTACCTTTTTTCACACCAGATTTTACTGTAACAGTTAATTTTATTTCTGAAATGAATCAGAAATATGATATGCCAATTATATTAAATTCAGTACAATCAACAGTTGATTATGAAGGTGATATGATGAGTACACGTTTGATTATGTGGGATTTACAATTTACAGCCAAAGGTTATATTTGGCCACCTGTTAAATCTGGTAAATATATTCGTCAATCAAATACAAATCTTTATATTGATACAACTCTATCAGCACCTTCACAAAAAGTTTTTGTTGATTTTGCAAATGGTACGGGTCAATTTACATCATCTGAAACAATAAGAGTTAAGGCAAGAGATTTAAATGCTACAGTAGATTCATTTAGTAATTCTAATACTGGTACATTAATTATATCAGGATTTAATAAATCTCTTGAAGTTGGTGACATTGTAACAGGTGATACATCAAATGCAACATTTACTGTTAAAACTTTAGGAGTTGATTCAATTAATGCAGCTGCCATAGTTATAACACCAAATCCTTCATCAGCTGAACCTGATGATGAGTTTGGCTTCTCTGAAACAATAACTGAATACCCAGACACATTATGAAAAAATTAAATGAAAATTTATCTGATTTATTAGACATACCTGAAATTGAAACTATTGAAGAAAAACAAAATGAAATAGTTCCCGTAGAAACTGGTGAAGAAATTTCTAATGATGCTCAATTTGCCAGACAAAATATTAAAGGATTAATTACAAAAGGTGATGATGCCTTAGATAGTTTATTAAGAGTCGCAAAAGAATCAGAACACCCAAGAGCTTTTGAAGTTGTTGCACAAACACTCAAAAACTTAGGTGAATTAAACAAAGATTTACTTGAAGTGCAAAAAAGAAAAAGAGATTTAGAACCTAAAAAAACATCAAGTGATATTAATGTAGATAAAGCTGTATTTGTTGGGTCAACAAATGACCTTGTGAAGATGTTAAAAGGTAAAAGAGATGCCAAATAAAAATGATGGTTACTTAGGTAATGATAAACTAAAAAAAGTAGGTGTAGACCTTCCATACACGGAAGAACAAGTAACAGAAATTTTAAAATGTTCAGAAGATCCAATATACTTTATTAAAAAATATGTAAAGATTGTCAATGTAGATTTAGGTATTGTTGATTTTGATATGTGGCCATTTCAAGAAGATATGGTAGATGGTTTTCATAAGAATCGTTTTTCAATATGTAAAATGCCACGACAAGTTGGTAAAACAACTACAACTGTGGGTTATATGTTATGGGCTGTTTTATTTAATCCTGATTACACAGTTGGTATTCTCGCAAACAAAGGCCAACTCGCAAGAGAAATACTTGGTCGTTTACAGAGAGCATATGAATATTTACCTTTATGGTTGCAACAAGGTATTATTACATGGAATAAAGGTAATATAGAATTAGAAAATGGTTCTAAAATATATGCCTATGCAACATCTAATTCGGGTGTTCGAGGTGGTACATACAATCTAATTTTTCTTGATGAGTTTGCTTTCGTGCCTCATAATATGGCACAAGAGTTTTTTACTGCTACATA